TGCAGTAACCTCTCAGCTTCTTAACTTCTTTACTCTGCTCATAATACTCAGCAACAGACAAAAGATGCTTTGGCTCACAATAGTCTAGACCCTCAAGCCTGCCCTTTAAGGTGGATGAAATCACACCACCTTTTTGACAATACTGCAAAGTCCAATTTGACAACTCCCGAACGGTGTAAGTTTCTCCATCTATGAAATAGGGATGCTTGCCTTTGAATACTCTCTTTGTCGGCTTATTTTTAGCTGCCATAGTGCATCTCTCCATCAAAATAACAGCCAACCTTATCTAGGTAATACTGTTTCATCATCAGATATTTATCACCAGTTAACCAGGTAATGTCGCACATAGACTCCTCCAGAGTCCTTTCCCTTATGCTGGACTGCCGCTTTTTAAGCCGCCTCGAAAACTCCTGCTCTTGATGCTTCTGCAATTCTATTGATTGGCCGTTTTGCTTCTCAGCATTGATTAGCCAGCGAGTACAAAAGCTTTTGATACCTTTAGGTGTCTTCCGTTTGGAAGGATTGGCATCACACCAGAGGTCCATCTTGACCAGTTCCCGCTCTACGTTAACGTCAGTCCCTTTGAACTTTTCCTTCCAGTTGAGGACCATCTCAGGGGTTGGCTCCCAGTCATTGCCGTCATTAAGAATCATTAAAACTCTCCTAGTGTGTATTCTTTAATACCGCACTTCTCGTTAAACCTGTTCTTTACAGTCTTATTTCGGCCTGAAATAATGTGACCTTCCTTCCGCAGTTCTGACACTCGGTTAGGCGCTCTAAATATGCCTAATTCAGTCAGTGCTTCTAGGCTTGTTATGCTTCGGTTGTTTTGCAGGTAATTCAACAATCTCTCTTTCTGGTTCATGTTTATCTCCACTTGGTTTATTAAATATTAAATCAAAGTTTGCATCGAATGCGGCCTTATTGGTTGGCCTTTGTTTACTGCCCTTGCTCATTTTTATACCTATTGCTTAAAGTGATCCATGCTTTCGCAGCAGTCTTGGGTACGACAGCATTACCTAAAAGTCTAATTCTGTCCACCCTGTCGGGACACCCATTAACCACTCTACCCACGCTGGGTTCAGTTGGCCACGAGGCATCGATTCTTCTTTCGCCTCCGCTGACAGGTAGTATTTCTTTTTCTGGTGAGCATGGCTCTTGCTCCCCACTGGACCACAGTCCTTGTACTCTGAGGCTCTCGGTGTCGGCCAATTCCTTACTGCTCCGCCCAGAGTCGTTCCTGACTTCGGGTTGTTGAATTGACCCGCAACCTGGATGTTGTCTTGGGTTGTCGGTGTCGGCCAAATTGTCTCCGCTGTCTCCACTGCGTCCTTTAGTTTCGCTCCGTACCAAGGACTGTCCTGATCCTTGCTGTGCTTTGATCTCCACTTCCCGTTTACCAATGCCGTGGGATACCCTCCTCCCGTCACATCGAACACTGTCGCTGTCGGCCACTCCCCTTGATAAATCTGCATCGCCACCGGGTCTACTTGCTCTCTCAGATTTGAGGGCCTGGTCCTGCCCTTGCGTACAGTTTGAGATTGTCTTATCAATGTCTCTGGGCTTTTCGCAGTCAGATGATCCATCGTGTTGGGCGTTGCCCATGATAAAGACTCGCTTTCTTTGGTGCGGAGCGCCGACTTCACGCGCGCTAAATATTCCCCACGTTGATCGATAACCATCTTCTTCCAGATCGCTGATGACGCTGGAGAGTCCAAGCGAGATGTGTCCTTCGACATTTTCAAAGAAGCATTGAAGAGGTCTAATTGATTGCAGGTGTCTCCTAATGAACGGCCAGAGATGTCTTGGATCGTCTTCTCCTTTTCTGCTACCGGCTTTACTGAACGGTTGACAAGGGTAGCCTCCAGTAATGATGTCAACTCTGTCTCGAAAGATTTCCGCTGGGAAGGTTTTAAGATCCGTGTAAATAGGTGCGGGAGGTATGAGTCCTCTTTCCATCTTGTTAACCAGGTTCGCAATGGCGAAGGCTTCGATCTCCAGAAAAGCGATGACTCTATGTTCAACCCCTGCAAGGTCAAGTCCTCTTTCGATGCCACCATATCCGCTGCAAAAGCTGATGACAGTTGGTAATTCTTTGGTAATATCCACATTTTATCTCCTATGGCTCGGCAAGCCTCGCTCTACAAAATAATTAATATATTATATTTTTATATATAAGTTACTTTTTTAAAGACATCCGAACCCTTTATACTCAAGAGCATAATTAAAAAATCTAAGGGCAAAAAGCAACTTAGTGACTTATCCGTATTCGTATTTAGAATCATGCCATCCTGGCCATCGTTATTCCCCACTCGGCAGTCAAACCGATTAGAGGGTGCTAATAGAGGGGTCACTCTCGTTCGTGGGTTATTAATTCCCAGTCCACACACCCGAATACTGCGAAAGAAAAGAAGATATTGGACAGTAAAAGATACTACAGGACGTAGATTTACTGTGTTAAACTTACCTTTCTTGTTGATCGCACAGCGAGTATGGCTTTTCTCAAGGCCAAAGTAAAGCCCCCGCAAGGGGGTTTTGTTTTTATACTTCATCATTAAGAGCAACAAAGTCGTCCAGGCTAATATCAGCAATCGCACAAATCCGCTGTAACGTATGCAATTTAATATTCTCCTGCTTCCTAAAGCGCAATACCTGCTGCGCGTGACATCCCAGGCTCTCCGCGAGATCAACGCTCGATATGCCCCACCTGGCCTGCATCACTCTTAAACATTTACCAGCATCAGTCATTTCATCTAAATCCTGTGTTATTATCGGAGAGTGAGGCGCAAGCTTCACTTCTCCTATGGTTTTGCCCCCCTTTGCGGGGGGGCTTTTTTAGGCTAAAAGGGAAGGTCATCTTCAAGCTGTGCCATTGTCATATCTTGCTTAGATGGCTCTGCTGGCTTATCTAAAGACGGCGGATTGTCAGTACTAAACATAAAGCCTAGTTTAGCATCGAGGATCGCAATACTGTTGACTGGTCCATTGTTGCCGTTAAACGTCCTTATTTGGCATCCTGAGCCGCTCACCTCTACTATCGACCCCTTGACTAACACTTGCTTGTAAAAGTTAGCCTGAGCGCCTTCCTTTGCGAATACGACAGCCTCGTAATTAGTCCACTCATCTTCCTTTGTCTCTCGGTTGTAGAACTTTACTCCAAGCCTAAAACCGAATCCTTGACTTGATCCAGCCTGGAATTGATTTGCAGGCTTATTTAACTTACCAGTTACGCTAATGCTCATTGTTGTTTCTCCACTTGGGTTTTAATTGCAGTTGCAGCCGCCTTAACTTCTACGGCCATTTTCTCTATAAACTCATCATCCCTTTCCACTCGGACCAGGACATGAGGCATCTTAGGATGGTAGGTAAATAAATCCCACCAAGCCCTATCGGTTAGCCACATACAACCTTGTATCTGACACCAATACTTCTTTACGGCTAATGAAGGGTCACGCATGTATGAAGCCTGCGTTTTCGCGGCAGGACACTTGATCTCTAAGCCACCTACGGATTCTCCGTTCTCAGTAACTAGGCCGTCAGGTGAGCATCCGTAGCTGAAGCTAGGGTCTACAATAAACCCGCACTCTAGCACTTCATTATCGGTTATAAACTCGTAGGCTTCTCTAGCCTCCGGCTCAAGCAAAGTGCCTCGCTCGGTATGCGAGTTACTGAAATGTTCAGTTTCACCAGTTATGACTTCTGCGACTAATTCATCGATATAGCCTACGGCAGACGATGACGGCTTACCTGTCATAGTGATCAGCTTAGAAAACATACTGGCGGACGGCTTACCTCTGCGTGAAGCAAGCCACTCCTCCGTTCCCTGCTCGTGGTCCAGGATGATCACTTCTTAGCCTCAAGAGCGGCTACGGCTCTGTCGTAGTGCATCGCTGATATGTGATCCACAGAATTGACCTTCATCCATTTGCAGAACTTCTCATCGTCAGTATTAGTCTCATCAAGTAATTTCTTGATGCTGATTATCTGATCATCAGTAATTAACTTCTTGTCATCACCTCTGACCATTGCTGATTCCGCATCGTCATCCACACTCGGCAGACCAAAGATAGATGTCAGGGAATACCTACGAATGTACGAGAGAAAGCTACCCAAAGCCTGACTGTCCTTCTTGGCCAGCGGAAATACGATATCGTTCTCCAACCACTGCCCAGATGTATGCATGAGTCGCGTACAAACGCCAACAGAATCCCCATCATTAATCGGGAACTGTACATAGCTTAAACCGTGGTTTGAGAGAGGTTGCTTGATCGCCTTAATAACGGATGTTAAATCGGCATAGCTGGACTTAAAGAATGGGTTTGATGAGTCTTTTACTGCACCGCCCATCTCTGCTTGCGCGCACCAAAGAGCATTGGCTATTGCGTCTACTTTTTCTGATTGTTTCATACACTTCTCCTGTTAATGGAGAAACAGTATAAACATTATACAACTCTAAAACAACAGTTGTGTTTCTAGTAAGACCAAATAGCGGGAGTTGAGAAGCCTTGCTCTTCGCTGCAATCGTCCAGGTGTATAAACCTACCTGATCCTTTTTGCTGTATACCGATACGCGATATGCCGTGCTTCTGTGCTATACGGATGACCTCTAAAGCCTTTGATCCACTACACGCGATGTCAACGGCCTGCCCGGTGCTATGCGCTCCTGGTCCATTTACTTTGCGCGCCTCGATGGGATGGTTGGGGCATCTGTAGGCAGACGATACCGTAAAGCCAAACCCAGCTTCATGCCTTATGGCATTGAGTTTAGCCAGGAATCCGAGATCAAACTCAACAGTATCGCAGCCACATTGGCAGGTTAGTTCCTGGGCGCTAAAATAATTAGGGGTCTCTGACATTACTTTCTCATTTTCATTATCTTGTCAGCGCCCTTAATGCCAAAACTGGCAGACACTGCGATAAACAATAAATACTGATACCAATCTGGCAGATTATTTAATGCGGCAAATGCTTGCTCAACTCTATTTATTATCGTCATATCATCTACCACTATTGCATAACCAATAAAGAACAGGGGCAAACTTAGTATCAGTGAAAAAAATTCATCTTTCCAGCTATTAGCAGAAGCATCAGCCATCTTAGCTTCCCAGT